GGGTGAACTGCCGCTCGAACGGCAGGATCGGGCCCGCCTGGTCGGAGGCGCCGCCCGGCTGCTCGTGGTGCTGCGACGGCTGCCGGAGCCGCTTCTGGTTATCGAGGATGCGGCGACGGCGGGCGTCGGCCTCCTCCAGGCCGGCCAGCTTGAGCTCCAGACCGTCGATCTCGCCGAGCAGCCGCTTCGCCTCGGCGTAGTCCTCGGCGTTCGCGTCCTGCGTGAGTCCGGTCGGGTAGCGCCCCTCGATCTCGGCGGCGGCATCGTAGAGCCGGCGGATCTCGACGTGGGCCTCGGTGATGGTCATGCTCATGGTGCGTGCTCTCCGATGGTGACGCCGTGCCGAAGCAAGCGGCGGCGCAACAGCTCCAGGTGGAGCTTCAGTGCGGGCTCGGACGGCGGGGCCGGCGGTGGCGGCTCTGACTTCACGGCCGTAATCACGGCGTGCTCGTTGGCCGGGATCGCCACGCACGAGACCTCGTAGAGGTCGATCTTGCGGAGGATCCGGGCGCCGTCGGCGCGGAGCTCCCATTCGAGCGGGACGTAGCCGATCGAGAGCGCGTCCAGGACGCCGGCCTTCGCCAGCTTGTGCGCGTCGGTGCCGGCCCGGGTGTCGACGACCGACCAGCGGCCGTAGAGCCCCTCGTCGGTCTCGCGCAGTTCGAGCTGCTTGCCGATCGGCTCGTAGTGCTCGTAGAGAAACTTCGTCGGCCTGGCGGCGATGCTCTCGGCGAACGCGCCCGGCGCGACGACGTCGTTGTAGGCGTCGGGCTCGCCCCACCACGTACTCGCGAGTCCGGCAATCTCCCAGCCGGAGTCGCCGTCGGCGACGGCCTTGACCTCGAACGGGACGGAGCGGCGGTTGAGCGGCATCAAAAACACCCCCCTTCCCCGCGCGCTCGTGGCGTGGAGATCGGGAGGCGTCATGCGCCTTGCCGTGTTCAGCTTTCGCCTAGTCTATGCCAACGCGGAACGTTACGCAAGCGTGACGCACACGGCGTAGAATTGAAACGGCCCGGGGCTGTCCCTCCCCGAGCCGCATACACCGTCTCTGACAAGGAGAGCACGATGTCTCGCTATCGTACCGCGTTGCTCGTCGCCATCGTCGCGACATTCGCGCTCGCGGGCCCGGCGCTGGCGCGCGACTTCCGCGCCGCACTCGCGAAGACCGACGCCGCCGAGCACGCCGCGAGCATCACCCGCAACCTGGCGCAGCTCGGGCGCTGGGCGCTCGGGAGCACGGCGACCGCACGGAGCGCGGCGCCGTCGGCGGGTGCCGCCGACTTCGCCGGCTCCTGGTCGCGCCATGGCATCGGCGTGACGTTTTTGCCGAACGGCCAGGGGTACGCCGAGTTTCGCACCTATCGCTGGTGCGACGACGTGCAGCCCGGCGAAGCGTGCGACGACCCGAAGGGCGGCCCGATCACGGCGATGGGCCACGCCGTGCTGACGATCACGCGCGTTGCCGACCGTACGGCGTACGGCACGATCAGCGAGTCGAACGGCGAGCGCATCATGCCGAACGGGCCGTTCACCCTCACCGAATACGAGCACGGCATCGGCACGCTGAGGACGGGCGACCGGCCGGTCTCTTGGGCGCCGAGCGAGGGCCCCGGCGAGATCGTCATGTGCGGGCCGCGCTCTGAACGCATGCCCGACTGGGTGCGAGCGCAGCACCCCTGCGGCGCCTAGCTACTTGCAGGCGATCTGCTGGGTCTTGCCGTAGAGCTTGCAGCGGCGGTTCCCGCAGCGCGAGCGCACCCAGCGCGTGCCGCCCGGCGCGGACGCTATCCACGACCGGCAGGCCGGGCAGTAGACCTGGGCCGGCGGCTCCCAGGACTCGGCCGTCGGCTCACGCCAGCTTGTCGATGCGGCCATGACTCGCCTCCGCGATCTGGGCCCACGCGCTCGGCCATTTCCAGAGGTTCTCTGCCAGAGACCACGTCCGCTCGACGCGCCGCGCCAGCCGACGCGCCATCATCGAGCGAAGCGCCGGCCGCGCCACGAGATCCGAGAGCGCGCGCTCCCACTCGTCGACCGTCTCGGCGAGGTAGCCCGTCACGCCGTGCTCGATCGTCGCCGCGTAGACAGTCGGCGTCGCCACCACGGCTGATCCGGCCAGCGCCGCCTCATACGCCTTGATCGGCGACTTGTGGCGGTTGAACGGCTCATCCGAAACCGAGCAGCACGCGATGTCAACCTCCACGAGCCCGGTCGGGTACCGCTCCAGCGGGAGCCACGGCAGCACCACCAGCCGGTCGGCCGGCACCGCCGCCTTGAGCACCGGCGGCACGTAGCCCTGAATGACGAACGTCACGTGACGGTCAGTCAACGCCACGCGGCGCCAGGCTTCGGCCATCGCCGCGACGTCGCGGTCCGGGCGCTGGCCGCCGGCCCAGCCGATCGACGGGGACGGCACGGTGCGCCGAGCCTGACGAAGCACGCCGCGGAACCATGCGACGTCGATCGCGTTCGGCACCACCACGACCGGGCGGTCCGTCAATCCGCGCACGAGCGTCGCTAAGCGCTGCGTCGAGACGGTCACGCCGTCGCACTGCCGGAGCGTCCAGAGCCGCTGCTGCCGGTCCTCCTCAAGCTGCGCGGCCGTGCGGCCCCTGTCCTGGCCGAGCTCGACGGCGCGGTGCGAGAGGGCCGGCGTGAACAGGTCGTCGTCGCACTCGTAGACGGTCAGCTTGCCGGCCCGGCGGAGCATCGCGAACCACGACGCCGCCATGACGCGCTCCGAGAGCGGCCAGGCCATGCGCGCGAGCACGTAGCCGTCGAACGCGGGCGCGACCTGGCCGAGCAGCGGAGCGGACTTGAAGTCCCAGCCGCACGGGTAGCCGCGCTCCTCCAGCCGCTTGAACGGCTGAAAGATTCTCCACATGCTCGGCCCGGTGCGATCTCCGACGATCGCGAGCATGGACGGCCCGTCGAGCCGCTCGGCCACGTCAGTGATCCACGACGTGCGTGAGCGTCACGCGGTCGACGAACGCGTGCACGGCGCCTCGCGACTGCCACTGTGAGATACACGCCCAGTCGGCCGTCATGCCGGCCCCGAACGGGAACAGGCCGCGCTTGAGCAGATCGGCGCGATAGAGACAGTTCGTGATCCCGCCGAGCCTGGGTGGGTCGGTCCCGATCACCCACGGCGCGGTACGGTTGTCGTACCAGCGCATCTCGACCTTCGAGTAGGCGAAGTCGGCGCCCCCTCGACTTCGCTCGGGGCAAGCTGCTTCGAGCGCGTCGACCAGCGACTCGATATGGTCGGGCGCCATCCGCTCGTCGTCGGCGAGCCAGACCTGATACTCGCCGCCCGCGAGGAGCATCGCGACCGTGATGGGAGCGGCGCAGAACGAGTCGTGCAGGTATGCCGACCAGTTGCGGCCGAGCGGAACGTAGCGCACGAGGACGTCGGCCGTGTCGGCGCAGTCGAGCGCGGCGACCGCGACCCGAGAAGTCGCAGGGTCCGGCCCGTCGCTCACGATCACGTGCTCCAGCGGCCGATAGGTCTGCGAACGGACGTTCTCGATCGCGCCGAGTAGCAGCCTGGGCCGCTTCCAGGTCGGCGTCAGGACGGACACCAGCGGGCGCGTCACCCGGTCGCCTCCAGGTCGGCCGCGTCGACGAGCGGAGCAAACGCCCTCACGCAGGCCGGGTGCTCCAGCGCGGCCGGCGCCTGGTCGAGCGTGAACGCCCGTCCGTCCATCGCGGCGCACGCCGCGTCGGAGTCGCCATCGAGTACGCGCACGCCGACCACCACGCCCGACGCGCGGTACGACGCGAGCGCCGACACGTTGCTCGCCAGCCCGAGCTCCGTGCGCGCCACGAGCCGGGCCCGGGCGTCACCGAAGGCCGGCAGCGCCCGGAGCCGCCGCGCCAACTCGGGGATGCCCTCGCCGGCCTGCTGGCCCTCTACCAGCGCATCGGCGACGGCCCGCCGGGTGGTCTCGGTGATGCCGGAGATATTCCCGCCGGCCTCCATGAGGTAGCGCCGCGTCGCCGGGTCGTCGATCACGAAGCCGACGGCGAGCTCGGCCCTGACGATGTCGGCGACGTCGGCCAACAGCCCGAGCTGCAACGGCCGCTCGACCTCGGCCAGGATCTCGGTCTCGATGTCCGGGACGAGATCGCCGGCCGTGTCGCCGCCCGCCCGCAGCCGGCGCACGACGCGGCGCTCGACGCCGGAGAGCCAGCGCCGAAGCTCGACGAGCCATTCCGGCTCGGCCTCGTCGCGGAGGCCGGCGATCCCGGGCGCCACGTCGTCGGCGCTCTTGGTACTCCCCACGCGCACCGGAGCGCCTGTAGACGGGCGGGCGGAGTCTAGCATGACCAGACGACGAGCTTGCCCTGAGCGACCCTGAGCGAGCGAGCGAGTCGAATGGGGAGTCGAATGGGGCAACGCGTCGTAGCCGATCTCCGCGCGCGCCTCGTCGGCCGTCAGGATGCCGGCCGCGACCAGCGTCTGCAAGCGCGTCGCCAGTGCGTCCTCGTCGTCCTGCAACGCCCGGACGTCGGACGTGTCGGCCTCGATCCGGACCGTGCGATCGGACGTGAAGTCCGGCACGAGCGAGAGCGTGAGCACGTCGCCGATGTCGTTCCAGAGCGGTGCCAGCTTTCGCTCCGTGAAGTGCTCCTCGGCCTGCTTGACGTTGTTGTAGATCGAATGTTCGAGCCCCGCGCCCAGCCCGACCACGGCGGCCGGCACGCCGAGCACCGCAGCGATCCGCTCCTCTGGCACCTGATGCAACACTCTCAGGTCCATCTGCTCGGGCGAGAAGCCGAGCTGCGAGAGCGTCGCCCCGGGAGAGAGCACCGCGACGGCCCCGACGTTGTCGCCGCCGTACGCCGCACCGACGCGCACCTTCAATTCGTCGGCCTCAGCCTGCGAGAGGTGCTTGCCGGCGTTGGCGTCCTTGTCCCACGTCAACGCCAGCCCGGCGACCGCCAGGTTCGCGAGCAGCCGATCGGCGTAGCGCGTCGCCTGCTCGTCGGAGCTAATCTCGCGGAGCAAGCGACGCAACGGGGACGAGCCCTTCCGGTGGTCGGCGTCGTCCAGGCCGTACCTGAAATGCACGATGTTGGCCGTGCTGATCTCCTCCGGACGGCCGCCGCCGGACGTGTAGCGGTAGAACGAGATGAAGTCCGACGAGCCGTTGCGCGTGACCGGCTCGATCCGGGATGGCGCGATCGGCCAGAGCTCGACAACGTTGCCGGTCTCCGGGTCGCCGGCCCGCAATTTTCGCCAGTAGGCATTGCCGTCGACGTGCAAACTCGTGGAGAGGTACGCGACCATCGTCCGGAGCGTCATGGCCGGGTTGGGCCGGGCCAGCAGATCCGAGAGCGGCGACGGCGGGGCTTCGACGTACTCGTCGGGCGTCACGCGGTAGACCCGGAACGGCGCCTCCTGGAGCGCGGTCGCGATCAGTTGCAGGCAGGCGTAGACCGCGCTGTTGCCGTCGCCACCACGGCGGGCGTCGTACGGGGCCGGCGTCTGCACGAGTCGGTTCAGGATGACCACCGTCCCGTTCGCGTCGGCCGGCACGAAGTCGGGCGCCGACTTCTGCTCGGTCGGCATCGGAAGGCTGTCCCAGCCGCGAGACTTGCCCCCGGCGTTCAGTGGACCCAACCAGTCGAACATGCCCACGGCGACCACCTCCCCTCGCTATGGTGAAAACGCGTCGAGGTTTCACCACCCCAGACTAATACACGTAGACGCTTCTCTGCTCCTTGACCATCAGGTCGGTGAGCGCCCAGACCAGCGCGTCGAGCCGGTTCGGCGACTGCCCGGAGTCCGGCGTCCACGACGTCAGCTCCTCTTCGAGCTCGGGGTAGACCTCGGCGTGGACGACGCGCTTCTCAGCATACAACTGCGCGACCGGCTGCGCGCGCACGGCCTTGCCTCTCGAGGCATGCACCGCCTTGTAGGTGACGCCGGTGACGCCCATCGCCCGCGCCGCCGTGCGTATCACCGCCTCGACCATGTCGCCGCCATAGTTAGCCTCGCCGACGATCGCGTCGGCCGCGAAATCGACGTACGCCTGCACGGCGCGGCGGCCCCAGCCGTCCGGCGCGAGCCGGCACGAGCGGTCGGCCAGGACCGAGCCGCGCCCGTCCGGGCCGACGCCGGCGACGACGATGCCCTGCTCGTCGTTCTCCGGGTCAGATCCCCCGGAGGGATCGACGGCGACGACGACGCGCGTCCGGTCGGCCGGCGGCTCGGCGTGCACCAGCATGTCGTACGACCAGAGCGCGCCCGGGACGTCGGTCAGGATCTCGCCGCCGATCTCCTGCCGCCCGAGCCGCGTGCCGCGATAGCGCTCCAGGCGGCGACGGTACTGCTCGCCGAGCGCCGGGTTATCGTCGGTCGTCGCCCGCGTGACCGACGTGGACGGCGCGTTGAGCAGCTCGGTCAACAGCTTGCGCGGCTTCGGCGTCGTCGACGCGACGCAGCGCGGGTGACGGCCGATCCGGAGCCCGAACTGCATGTGATCCCAGCACTGATCGAGCTTCGACCAGGCCATCAGCTCCTCAGCCCACGCCCAGCACCGATTTCCGCCCGCACGGAGACGCTCGACGTCGTCCGGGCCGTGCGCGCCGAACAGCTTCGCCTCAGCTCCCGACGGCCAGAGCACGAACGTCCCACCGAGACGGTTGACCAGCCGCACGGCCGGGTTGTGCGCCCGGATACCTGACGGCCCGTTCACGCAGGCCTCGGTGGCATCGCCGAGCGTCGGCGCGACGATCGCGGCGCGGTGGCCGCCGGGGATACCCGGCAGGCACGGCGGCCCGGTCATGTGCGCGTCGGTCGCCGCCGCCGCTGCGTCGGTCTTTCCAGCGCCACGGCCGGCCAGCAGGAGCCACAGGTCCCAGTCGCCATCGGGCGGGATCTGGTGCGGGTACGGCACCCACGGCTCGGATGGGTCGCGGCCGGCGAGCTCGGCGGCAAGCTGCGCCGCG